ATGTTTTTGACATCAAGAGAATCCATTTCATATCTTACACCATCTCCAATAACAATAATTCTGTTGATTTTATCAAATAGTGATGTGTTATTCTTAATTGGTTCATGACCCGTTAAGTGTTCAAAATCTATTTTCTTACGTTTGATGCTTGATGTATCTTCTAAATTTCTCAGTATTACCTTATTGTCCTCTATTCTGTAATCAAGCCCTTTCTTTTGGGTTAGAGAATTAATAGCACTAAACACGTTGAAACTATTGAATGTTAGATTGCTAACAAACGTTTTCTTATTGTATTTGGTTATTGTAGAATACTGGGGCGGAGAGTAGTATTTTGTTCCTGCTGCAAAGGTTATCGTTTGATTAGTTATGCTCAGTATTTCTCCTATCAAATGTCCATCTTCACTGTATATCACATCACCATCATTTAACCCTGTAACTTTTTCCAAACAAACTATGTTGTTAGTTCCATTAGTGTCCACTATGTTAGTTGTGTATACCACAGTGGTTTTCCTTTCATCATATTTCAACCCCGACTCCATTATGATGTTACTTAACTCATCATCTATATCCGAACCAATATCATATGTTGTGCCGATATAACACCGTTTGATTTTACCCAACCTAGTATTCCGGTTAACGCTAACATCAAACACTTCTCCAAATGAGACTACTCCATTACCTGTTAATGAACCATCGAAAGATAACACTAAACAGGGTTCTGTTGCATCTGAAGACTTCTTTTTCCTCGTTCTGCCTACTGTAACTGTTTTTCGTTTGCTATTTAGCCCATCGGTAACATAAACATCTATCACCTCTTCATCTTCATCGAACCCTCTAAGTGCGCTAGTAGTGGTTCTAGATTCAATATATGGACTAGTGGATTCAATGGTGCTGTCCATATCTAATTTCAAATACATTGAATACACTGCTTCTTGAAATCGCTTATCAGCGTGACCACTTTCTGAATTTCCATCCCCATTCCTATAATTCGTAGAAGTAGTTTTGTATTCTAACCCAGTATCATGCATCACGTTAAATTCAATTTTATCAGGCGTTTTGTCAAATGTAGTTTCTGAAATTCTCATTAGTCTAAATTTGACTCCTTGTGTAGTGGTATTAATAGCCGTGTCCAAAGTAAGTCTGTGTTTCTCATAGGCACTAGTAGACGGAGCAGTAATTATATCGTGTGCAGTAATTTTTCCAATATACACTGGAACTCCATGATGAGTAGAATTGGCTAACGTATTACCATCAACATATTTTTCAGAAACCAAATAATACCCAGTTAAATCAGGCATGAAACTCAACCACGTATGTTTAGAATCATCATCAAGGGTGAAATAGATACTAGTAGAATTAGGTGTTATAGTAGTATGTTGTGTTAATTCCAGTGTTCCAGTATCTTCAGTTAAATCAAAGGTTGGTTTAATAATGAGTTGAGAGGAATACATCATCCCCAAGTTGCTTAGTGATTGACCCAAGTTGTTCACTACATCTCCAACATGGTTTGCATCTCGGATTGCATCTCGGTGTGTTTTTGATTTACCAACCCCAATACTATCAAAAGGATAGACTATTGATTTAGTTCCTAGTAAGGTCGCTTTGTATCTACCCTCTGCAAAATTATCACCATCTGCAACCGATTCATTAGTCCAATCAAACACTCTAGCGACAGGAGAGTGTTGTTCGATTAGTTTACCTGCAAGGTCAGTGTAATTACTAGAGTAGGAGGCATACGATGAATCGCTAGACTTGTATGTTCCACTTGTTGACGAAGCATGACCATAGTTCATAAAACCTAAAGGCGAACTAGTTAGTGAAACCTTCTCAGGCCATAGATAAGCGGAATCAGAAACACTGCTTTGTTCAACGTCTTTGAAAATACCAATGCAATTATCGTATACATGGGTTCGGCCTACTCCCAAAGATTCTTCATCAGCATGGGTTATACCAATACCTGTTTGTTTAAATGAACTAGTTACCATTGCACTAATTACCCTAGACATATGTAATCTAGAAATACCGTTATCAGTATTAATACCTACAATCCCATCATCATTCCAACCATCTATTTGGTGATAAGGTGAAAAACGCCAATCCCTCTTGTGAGTGCTAGTAGTGTGGGAATTTACTAATCCCACATTGTAGCCCGTTCCATGTGGCCCTTTTTCATATTGGTAGGCTGTGCCACCACTTCCCTTATTCTCAACAATTAATGGTAATATGATATTCATTGGGTCATATTTTGAGGAATCTACTACACCAAATGGCGAACTAGTAGACCATCGTGCTAACAACTGATGAGAAAATACACCAGTGTTAATTGGTGGGTGAGCCAACCAACAAGTATGAAACCGTATTTTCTTTCGCCCAAAATCTCTAGCCGTTTGAAAGTTATTGTCGGTATTACTTTCTAAATTATCTAGTGTTAAATCAGGAGCATGAAACAACCTAAATGCTTCTATTCCGTGTATGTGTGTGTCTCCTTCAAAATTTAATAGGCTATTCGTTCCACCAGTAATACTATGATTTTCACTGTATATTGCATTGGAATTTACCTCTACATTTCCACTAGAGTTAGTTTGTTTAACCGCAATAAAGCCATTACCGGCATTAGTTGCATTTATGAAATTCCCCTGTTGTTCAGTGTTATTAGTTCCTATTTTTGCAGTATCATAAACCACATCTCCTAAATTCATTTCACTAAGTAACGTTCCACTCGCAGCCCCGCCACTGTTAGCAAGAGTCTTATTTGTTAGGGTAGAAGGTTTACTCATCATCACATAATCAAAGTATTTGAGTGATGGAATTTTAGAAGCATGTTGTAGGGTTTCAAAATTAATAGGGTTGAAATGCCAGTCAAAGGTAGCCTCTACTAATCTAATTACTCCCCATCTTCTAATGTTTTCTGTGGTTTTGTTAGATGAAATAATGTTTTGTGATTCAAAACTACTTTCTCTTTTCAAAGTTTGATGAGACATACCATCATATTTTTCATGTTTTGTATTGTTTGTTTTACCGAATGAGCCTTCTAAAATGATACCATAATTTTCAAAATTCATAGCATTATTAGAATTAAACATGCTATTATGTCGTTGTGCAGAAGAAGGGTATATGTCTCCTATTGCAAGTAATTCATATGGTGTGGTTCTAGGGTCTATTTGTTCAAATTGTGAAAACATAATATCCGTTTCCACCCCATCGTTATTACTATTAGCAGCATAAGAGGTAATTAAATCGTGATTTCCATAGAATGTGCTACGGTAGTTCCAATCTTTCAACGTGTTACTTCCTGCTAATGGTTTGTTAGTCACAGTTGAAGTGGGGCTACCACTCAACGGGGCATCTCCTGCACCACCAACACTGTAACCAACAGCATACCCCTGTATTGATTGTGGTTTTGTGCCGACATTGTATATGCTATCGTGGCTTTTGGTGAGTCCTCCTGATGAAATGTTCTGTAAATCCCAATATCTAATAATTTCAGTTGAAGAAATAACTCCACCTGCTACTAAAGAATTAGGTAATCTATGAATGAATCCTCCTGTTGCTATGTTATTATTCACCAAATACAAATTTGTATTCCCTCTAACATCTTGATTGTTAGAGTCTATTCTACCCAACACCATTGGAAATATAGGGGCAATTTCTAACACAGGAGTAGTATAATCTTGTTTATTCACATTAACAACATCAAACATCTCGGAGTTCACAGACATAATATCAGTTTTAGTTACACTAACACCATTTTCATTACCTATTGTGAATGCAAATACTGCATCATTTGTAGATATTGATTTAGGTGATGATATATCATATCCAAGTGTATCTCCAAAAGTTTGAGAATTAGAAGACAGTTGTAGTGGAGTGTGGGTAAATTCATTATCACTGTATGAAACATCTAATCCTGATTTGAAAGACAACCCTCTTTCACTAATAGAAACGAAATCCGATATTCCTTGAGTGTGTAATATGTTACTTTGTAATGACTTAGTGCCAGTAATGTAATTAGTAGTGGTAGAACTATATGGGTTGTAAATGTAAATCTTATTTGGACTACTACTACCAACCCCTCTATTTTGGTGAGTTAGAGTAACTGTGATAGTAGTAATAACAGGGTTAAGTGTTCCATCAATGGTGAAACTATTTACTTCTCCTATTAGTTCTTTGTTTCCATTAAATACCAATGTATACTTAGCAAATGCTTGTGCTGAAGGTATTGATGAATCGGTGTCTCCGGTGTCTAATGTAATTGTTAGGGTATTGCCTGATGAAACATGAGTGTTTACATTAGTAATTTCTAATGGGTTGAGAATTGGTGGGAGAGTAGTGCTTATCACATCTGAATGGTGAGTCAGAGTCTTACTTACAGTGCCTCCTAACAATTTAGATGTATCATCCCTACCTGAGAACTTGAATGTAGTAAACCCATTACTTGTGCTAACATCAATGTCTTCTACACTACCACTGAATACTTCATCGGTTATTGAGTAGTCGCCAGTGTAATAGTAGAATGGACTAATTGCTGTTTTTTGATAGAACTGAATATCAGATTCTTTGAACTTAGCAAACTTATTGTTTTTATCAGCATAGTCCACCTCTATCATATGACTATTGTATCTCAAAGGAGTTAGTGTAGCACCATACATTTTACTATCTTCTTTCTTTATTGCCACACCGCCCATAGTCACAGTTTGAAATACTCCTGCTGATGTGATTTTCACTTCTGAATCAGATTCAAAGTTGTAATTCAACACCCCTGAATATGGCATCAGATACATCGTTTTCCCTATTATTGTGGGAGCAGTCGCTGAACCTGTCCACGTATTAGCACTCAAGGTTTTGTAATCTTTGATTACAATGGACTGTTCGGTATCTGAGCCTTTTACGCCAACTGAATCAATAACAAGATAATAACCATCTACTTCAACAATATCATTAGCACTTAACATGTGCTTCAAATTCATTTCAGTAGTCATTTCTATGAGAGTAAGAGTGCTTCCACTATTAGTGTTTAATTTACCCACTATTGGCATTTTGTTGAATTTACCATTGTGAATAACATTCCTTAATTTCAAACTGTCTCCTTCTCTTATCTTCATATGCTGAAGACCACTATTATCTGACACGCTTATGCGAGCCAACTTAGTGAGTTTGTTCTTAGGGCTGTTCAGAGACTTATTTTGCATGGGTTCAACTTTGCTATTCTTGTATTCTGCTTTCTCAAAGGTGATGTATTTGCTTGGCCCAGTTAAATTACCATCAATCGTATTAGCAGTAGGAGTTAGTAAATCAGAAGTATGTCTCTTCATCCTAGTAAATGCAGTATCCCACTTAGTAGCATCAAAAGAAGAGTTACTAGTATTATCATCTAGCGTTCTGTTTGCATCAACTAACACAGCGTTAATCTTACTCTGTCCTAGACTTGGAATGGTGTCTGAGAATTTCGCCCTAGTTCTGAAAACAACGTTTTGAATTGTCTTACCAATCTTAATTTTCTTAGAAGTGCCAGTCCCAATTGCAGTAACAGGTATAGTCAAAATGGGAGTGTTGCCTCCTGACAAGGTAATACTCAAATTACTACTAGTGGAATATCCTGAACCACCACTAACTAGTGTTATTGACTGAACGGATTGTAGGTTGCCTACTCCAATACTTGCTAATGTCACATTTACAACTGCTCCACCATTAGCATCAGTGTAGTTAACACCACTAATGCAGTTATCAGGAGTTGCACTTTGACTGTGTGTTCCTAAAGCAGTAACGGCAGTGCTTGTCGCTTGATAAGCAGGTAGTGTAATTCTAGAATAGTCAATTTTGAATTGTCCTGTTGTAGTAGTTTTTTCCTTGATATTACCAATGTAATTATCATCTGCGTCAAACACTGATTGTCCTTCTACAAGTTTATCTCTATCACTAGTAGGAGTCAGTCTGATTGATTGAATAGTAGTATTCGCATATTGGGTATGAGCAGATTGAGTATCAACTGTTAGTTCATCACTATAATCCCACCATCTTTGAGAAGTAGCATTGTATTTCTCACAATAATCTAGTTGGTCATCTTCATCCAATCTATCATTGTAGAAGTAAA